GATTGCAAGACCGATGCCGAGCGCCTTGGCAGCAAAAATCATGGTGCGGGCGGCCATCGTCGCTTTAAACGCACCAATGGCAAAATCCTTCAGCCCCGCCGGGCTGCGAACTGCCTGAAAGATTTTCCATTGCAGGTACGTGAAGGCCACGTCCTTGCCAAACTTGATCACACTGACGCCTGCATCTGCGACTGACTTCGTGGCGTCACCAACTCCGCGAATGGCTCCGCTCGTCCCGTTGAGGATGCGCTCAGTCAGGCTCGCCTTGCGGCCCAGCTCGTCCATGCTGGAGGTCGCCGCTTTTAGTTCTGCGTCAGCCTTGGCAACGGCTCGGTTGTAGATGTCCTGCGTCACCAAGCCCTTCTGCATGAAGGCGTCGAGCTTGGCGATCGTGTCGGCGTATTTCTCGGCCGGCGTGCGCAGCTCTTGGGTGATCTTCGCCGCCTGGCGGAACTCGGCGGAAGTCGCCTTGGCACTCGCGCCCACCTTGGAAAGCTCTTGGTCGGCCTTGGCCACGCCAGCAGCCATGCCGTCCGCGTTCGCCGTCAGTTTGAATGCCAGATCAAGTTTCGCCATTGGTCGGCTTTCTTAACTTTGCCAGCTCGGCAGCGATCTCTTCGGGCGTCATGGGCGGCTTGCGTACTGGAATAAAGTCCGACGGCTTCGGGGATCTGCCTTTGACGTGCGGGGCAATCGTCAAGGCCGCAAGCGTGGCAGTTTGCTCCCACGGCCTGCCGATCGGCTCTATGTATCTGTCAAACGCCAGCAGCTCCCGGTATGTGGTGATTGGTAGTGATTCGACGTAGTCCAAAGTCCAGCCAGTGGCGAGGCACAGGCGAATCATGAAGACCCGGCCGTCGGGCCGGGCTCGGAGTTTTTTGCCAGTTCCTCGATCGATTGGTCGGACAGGTTGTTGTGCTCCATGGCCGCCATCCAGATGCGGTTCATGACGCGCGCCGATTTCTGGGCGAGCTTGGCCACGTCGCCGTTATCAAACAGGCGGTTGCCTTTTTCGTCCACAATGCACCGCACCAGGAACTTGGTGCGGAAATCGTCAACGCCGGTTTCTTTCTTGCGCTGCCATTCGTTTTCGTAGGCATCGCGCTCGCCCACCGTCATGACTCGGATATACACGTCACCACTCCACTCGGGCACGTGCACCTTGAGCAGGCCAAGGTCATCTGCTGAAAGAATCTGGTCTTTGGTCAACGCCATGATCACGTCCCTGAAAGCTTGAAGGTCACTGTGTACGTCTGAAGCTCGCCGACACTTGCCTGCCACGCGAGCGTCTCAAAGAACGCGCAGGCAAATGACCACGAAACATTCGGACCACTGATTGATAAGGCAGCCGTCAAGCCGACGTTGGTGGCCGTCATGGCGTTGGCGGCACGCACCGTGACGCTCACAGCGCCAAGGTCGGTGTCGGCCCTGCTGAATGCCTTAAATCGCTGCGTCGAGGTGCGCGAAGTGGTTTCCACGGTTTCGGCAGAAAGGCCGTCCACCGACACAGAAACCACCTCGCCAAGCGCAACGCCGTTCCACGTGACGCTGGTGCCCTGCGATACGTTCGCCATGCGCCGGCCTCCCGGCTATCAGCGAACCTTAAACGTCAGGGACTGCTTCACCAGCTCCCCCACGGCATAGGCAACGCTGGAACTTGAACACACGGCGGTGTACGTCGTTCCCGCGAACACCAGACTGCCGCTAGCGCCAACAGCCACGGTCGTCGTGCCCAGCGCCTCCATGCTGATCTCATCGTCCTTCAGCGCGGGGGCTTGGTAGCGGCGGCCCTGGCCGCTGGCAATCCCAAGATGCGACTCGTCAAGCAGATCGCCGCCGGGCGTCACGGTGACGCTGGTGACGGTGTACGTCGAGCTGGCGAAGGTGAAGCTATTGCCCTGGGAATCGGAAGCCATGCGGCATGTCTCCTGTGGTTCGTGGGCCGTCTGGCCCTACCGTTTACCGTATGACGCAGGGGCAGAATCCTTGCAGTTAGCCGATCTTGGCCAACGCTTTTGCCGCCAGGGCTTCCAGCCGAGATTTCGCAGCGTTCAGCATTTGGTCGCGGTTGTCAAAGAACGCGCCCCACGCCATCCGCCTGGCCTTAATCAATCCGCGTCCCGCCCGTGGCGGCGTGCCAAGCTCCAGATACCTAGCGTGCGGGGCAACGCCCGAGCGATATCCCACAAGTCCAAGAATTCGGAACTTTGGCTGGCGGCCGTATTTCCTCGTCAAGACAGCCGGCGATCTGCGAAGCCGCCCGCTTACAGACCCGAGCCGGCCGACGTTTAGCCGCAAAGCCTGAAGGCCAGGCTGCATGCTTTGTTCAATGGCATCGCGTACGTCTTGCGGTTCAAGGACAAGCGACTCTTGAAGGACGCTGCCTTTCATCCATTTGGCGTCTTTCTCTGTCGTATTCAGCCGGAAATCAACGCCGCCTGCCATTAGGTCGCCTCGTTAATTCTGAACTCGTAAGACTGCTGCACGCTGTAGTAGGGCAGCATTTGGTCATCCTGCGGCAGTTCCACGCCATCTGACTCTGTCTGCAGCGTCGTGCGTTGGATGGTCACGCTGGCCGTCGTGCCCGTCCAGCCGTCCACGGCCAGGCGGACGGCTCGGGCGATCGTCTTCACGCTGGTGTACGAAGTGCCGTAGGTGGTCAGCTGCAGCGTCACCACGGGGTTGCCGACGTTGCCCGCAAGGCTCTGCGGGCGTTCTACGGCTGTGCGTTGGTAGATAACGAGCGGCAGCGGAGTGCCAGTAGGAGCCAGCAGCGGGTACACGCGCGTGCCGATGTATTGACTCACGGCCGTCTGGCTGGTCAGACGCTGAAACAAAAACGCTTCTGGGGCTTCTGGAAAGCTCATGTGGCGGCCTTCTCCGTGCAGATCAGTTCCATGTACCAGCCGCGTTCGTATTCGTTGATGGCACCGATTTCGAGCGTGCGGGATCCTGCATACAAAATGCGCATGGCGGGCTTCACGCCTGCCAACGCGCGGATTGTCACCTTGTGCCCAGTAAAGCCGACGATCTGGCCATACCGCTCGGCCTCGCGGCCCGAGAGCGCCGACACGTCTGCCCACACAGTGGCAAACGTAGACCACGAAAGCGAGACTTCGCCAACCGCGTTTCTGGTTTCGGTCGCCTGCTCAATCACGATTCGGTCTGTGAGGCTGCCGGCGTCGATCATCGGTACGATCCCCAGCGGATGGTGTCGAGCAGGGCCTTGGTGCCCATCGGCACTTCCGTGAGGGCCGCCTCGGCCGTCATCTCACGGTTACGCCATAGGTGGGCTACCAGCATCAAAATGGCCGACTTAACCGGGGCGGGCACACTGGTGCCGTCAGCTGAGTACCCAGCCCACCACGTCACCGTGGTGCTGTTCTGGTCGGTCAAGTGGCTGGGCCAACTCTGGCCGTACAGCGGCCTTGCAACGCCCGGAGTGGATTGCCTGTCCACCCGGTATTCCGTGGTCGCCAGCGTGGCCGTAGAGGCCCCTGCGCTCGGCGTGTAGGTGATCGTCACTGCCGTGGCCGTTCCGGCCTGCACCATCGGCGGCCGGGGCAGCTCGATGTCCAGATTGGGAATGGTGCCCTGGCGGCCCTCAATGTTGTTGCCGTCGGCCAGAAGCCCAAACTGCACCGGGCTGCCGATCGCCCCATAGAACGAATCCAGCCGCATCTGCAGCTGGGTGTGGCAAAAGGTGCGGTCGCAATAATCCTCGGCCCAGCGCGTGGCTGAATTGATCAGGGACGTGATCAACGTGTCTTCGTCACTGTTGTCGATCCGCAGGTGCAGCTTGGCTTCGGCCAGCGTCACCGGGTAAACGGCGGGCTCGGTGGCCCGCACCAAGCTGCGATACCTCATCGGGCTTTCCTCCCTCTACGCCGTGGGGCGTCGGCTGTTTCAACTTCGCTTCGTCGTTCGACCATCGCCACCTCGAGCAGCGGCTGCTGGGGCTCGTGCACCAGCTCGACGCCGCCGGTGGCCAGCAGGCTCTTCGCCGGGCCAGACGGGTACTCAATGACGGCGCCCCGGCTGTAGCCGTTCATGGAGCGCGTGAATTTCAGCAGGACGTGGTCAGGTCGTGGCACAGCTGGCCTCCCCGTGTTCAATTGATCCCCAGGCATCGGCAGGCCGTTTCCCGCCCTTGTTCCAGTAGTCGCTGGGCGACTGAAAGACGGGCTTCAGATCCCGGCCCGGCCACGTCAGCTTCAGCTCGGCGTGCCCAATCGCCACCTGCGGGGCAATGCCAAGCTTGTTGCCGGCGGCGCGGAACGCTTTCCAAAAGTAAATATCAGGGTCAATGCGCGTTTTCTCGCCCTCGGGCGCGTCGCCCCAGTGCCCATCGGGCCGGGGCGTGCCCAAGAACCAGGGGGCCTTGGTCTTCTTGAGTGCTTCGCTACGGATCAGCGTGCATCCAAAATGAGCCGTGGCCACGGGTTGAATCACAGCCTCAAACCACGTGTTGGGCAGCTGCACCAGGCCGATCGTGCCTTCGTGCCCTTCGGGCGTGAACATCGGCACGCCATCGTCACGCTTCGTCTGGAGCGGCGCCACGGCGTCATATCCCGAGATCAGCGCCGCAGTCATCAGCCGCTGCACCGTGTCGGCCTCAAACGCGCTGTCGTAATCGCACGTGAGAATCCAATCCGTGCGGTCCACGATGTCGAGCAGGACGCGGTCCAAGCATTGTTCCCAAAATGCCCCGGTAAATTTTGTGGGGCGAATGCCCAGCGGCATCAGCGACTGCATCACGCAGAAGAAGTTGTCCATGAAGCCCAGCCGGGGCACGCTAAAGGCTGCCTCAACTCGCAGATCGTGCTC